AAAGTTTCCATGCGCGGCCTTCGAACAAAGGTATTGGGCGTGTTTTCTTCCAATTAAGGAGGATCATGCGGCCAACCTTTCTATCCAAAGGTCCGGGTGTGATAAATCCGGTAAGTCCAAGACCCCCTATCCATTCAGGCATATACCAAGGCAGACGTGTTTTATCTAACACGTCCTTGTGTTTGTTTATGAATAGATAGTGAAGTTCTTCTCTGAACTCTGGTGGGCTAATTCTGAGCATTTCTCTGTATCTGCTGCCTATTGTGTCGTGTTGTGAAGAAAGGTCGTTGAGACCTATTTTTCCTGTACTTCTCTTCATTCCGTATACAAGTCCTAAATTTATATACTTCGTTTCTGTGAACCAGATTTTCCTTAATCCGGTGTTCCTGTGGTTGTCGTCCTTGACGACTGCAAGATTGTGAGGTACTTCATCTCTTGTGAAGTTTGTTGAATTTATATTGACGAATTTTCTTGAGTAGTAAGTTTTACCCACTGACTCTTCGAGGCCTACGGCCCGATTCAATAGTGTCCAAAGAGATCGACACTTAGAGTTACACCTCATCATTAGATCATCACCATTCACAGCTATTGGACAATCTCTAAATTGTCTATTCCGTCCAATAGAGAGCTCATAGGCCCAACGAGCCGTTGCTGCATTAATTATGCACAGCACGGGGAATGAGACCACGCTTCCCATAAGCTGACCGCGTCTTTGGCTTTTAATCTCCCCTGTTATAGGGTGTTGTATTTCATGCCAAGTGAGAGCTGAAAGTAGGAGTTGACGTTCTTCATCGAACAGTCCTAATAGATCGGCGATTCTGTTGCCGACAACTTCACTTACCCAGCTTGCTACATTGTTTGTGGCCGCTTTAAAGTCTCCGCTAAAGTATCCTTCGTCGTCATTAAGATAAGCGCCTAAGATATCTTGCACGTACTCTTCGGTAACGGGCATTCCTATTAAATGGAACATCCTGTGCTGTCTGAGTATCCCGTGCATTTTCTTCCAAATTGGTCTTAATACTGTCTGGATTGCGGGTGGTCCTTTTGTTATGATACGCGTCTTTGTCGCCTCTCCAAGGGCAACTGGCACTGCTAAATTCTCTTCTAACATCGCCGTATCGAGAAGTCTTTTGTATAATGTTTTCCATCTTTTCTTAAATTCTGTCTGTTTCAACTGCATTCGCGGTTTTGACTGGGCTTGTTCTTCTTCAATCTTTTCTTCTTCTGCTCGGAGTGCCCCGTTGGGGGTGCGAAGGTCGGTGAGAAGCGTCGGGTGTTCCAAAATGAAACCCACGGCTCCTGCATTTCTCCTTGAGTTAATGTAGTTTGCTGAAGTTGAAGGGAAGAACGCGGTGTATCTGTCTTCATTTTTGAGACGATGCCCTGTGAATAGCTCGTCTACGGCTCTGACCAGCGTACGTGCGATGTTTTCGCGATTAATACTAATTTCTGTATTAGGCATATCATCCGTAACGTCTGACCACCGTAGAAGCGAATGCGCAGTTCTCGGGATGGATGGGGCTGGTGTGGATAGTTCTAAGAATGTCTTATTAAGCTCTTTTTGTTGTTCTCGTTCTGTAGGCCTGGGCAGACCTTTGCCTAACCTCTGGATCGAAGTCAGAAACCCCATAAGTTTATGAGGATCCGA